GTCTCACAGGTTTGCAGGAGTAGTAATTATGATCGTATTTAATAATGTTTCGTTGCTACTCCTGCACCGATTCCGGCCGGGAGAGGTGAGACTCTCCCGGCCACCTTTTTATCGGTGCACAGATGGCAACAAGACGAGCAATATATAGCTCTCGGACTCACCTCCTAGTTATGAACGATTCTAGCTTGACTCAATCAGCTAGAATCATTTACTGGCGTCTCATCGATAGGCTCGGCAATCAGGAGTACTGCCATCCGACTATAAAAATGCTTGAAAAAGACACTGGCTACAGCCGCCGCCAAATACAATATGCCATCAAACAGTTAGAATCTTCTGGATATATCACGGTGCATCGAGGAGGAGGCTGGGCTAAGCGGGGGATGGGATGGCCTTCAATCTATTTTCTGAATGTTACCCCACTTCGGGGATGTGGTGCAACGGAGTGCACTACACAAAGCAAAAAGTTAACAAGTTAACAGGAGTAGAGGTGGCGAGTTTAGATTTCACTCGTTGAGTTGGAATTGATTTATCAGGAGACTCGCTTCGCTTGTCTCTCCTGATAAATCAATTCCGATTTAGCTTGTTTATTTAAACAATAGTTAAAGTTTATAACACTAAAAGGTGAATTAATTTATCACGGCAGCCGCCTTCGGCGTCCGCCTAGACATTCTGGCCTCGGCCTCCGGCCTCCGGCCACAATGTCTTGTATTTGAGAAATTTTTGATATTAGCAAGATAGGAGGGATTTAATATGATCTATACTAATCAGTTTATTAGGGAGTTCGAAGAAGAGGTTAATAATCTTCTACAGCGTGCAGCCTATGAAGATCAAGAGATCCTCACATGTGAACAAGAAAGAGAATTAGAGGAGCTAGAACTTGAAGAAGATAAGATGCGCGAAATGTGGAGAACTTAGACCTGCTAGCCTATTCAATTCCAGTACTATCTGCTGGGACTGCCGTGGTTATGAAAGGTGTAGTAATAGAACTTATCGTACAACAGGCGGATATGTCTTTCAGAAACCTAATGACTCTCTCAGGCTTAAACATCTAAAAGACATTCCACGTACTCTTGAGGGAGACACGTTATTATTAACACAACTAGAATCCCACATAACTTGGACTAAACAGGTTAGAGATTGGTTATATCGTGAGGCTCCCTATCGCGGCTGTTATGAAAAGATATTGCAGATACTAGCCAGAGATGAGATATTCTGATGACAGCCGCTGAAAGATTAAAGAGAATAGAAAGAATAGCTGTTTGGGTCTCTAAACATCCTAAATATATAGTCATTCACAAGATCTGTAAGGAATATTCCATCACAGCAGGTGCAGCGCGTAAGCTGTATAGCGATGCTGGTACTTTAATTCAGGCTAGATACGATCCTAAAGAATTAAACGCTATAAAGGCTCAGATTACTCAGAATTTAGAAGATAGGTTAAAGGATCCCACTCTAGATGCTAAGGCTGCTGCTGTCGTAGCTAAAGTATTAAATCAGATGCTTGGTTTCAACGCTCCTCTTCGCGTCGAACATACAGTGGAAGCCCCTCTGTATCCGTTGCCCGAAGAGGAAGAGGATGATACCGCAGCTGACAGTCCTTAAACTTGGATTTCACACAGTAAAGGAATTCAAGGCACCTCCACACGTTAGAAGGTTTCAAGAGCTCTATAATGAATTAATTTATGGAGATGAATGGAACCGTCTAGCAATCTCAGCCCCTGTCAGGCACGCCAAGTCTTGGACGTTCTCTTGGCTAGGAATGGCAGCCTATTTGTTAAACCATCCTGAACGTAGAGTTCTTTATCTAGCATATGAAGACTTAGCTGAGGAATACGGGGGCAAGGTCCGTCAGACCATAGAAGATTATGGGCCGCGCCTGACAGGCGTTAGGCTAAATCGTGCTAATCGTTCTAAGACAAATTTCCGCACGATCGCTGGCGGTGGTTTGACGGCTAAGTCAGCAGGTTCCTCTATCAGTGGGTTTGGATATGACCTTATCGTATTAGATGACGTGCAGAAGAAGCAAGAAGAGACCGATAATGAGGCCATGCGCCTAAAGATTTGGAATTGGTTTTACAGCGACGTTTGCAACAGATCCACGCCAGAAGGCAAGATAATAGCCGTAATGGCCCGGCGTCATCCACAGGATATTATGGGCATGCTCCAAGAACAGACTATGATGGAGGATCTCCCACAGTCTAAACGTTGGAACTTTCAGATATTTAAAGCCATTCAAGACGATGGCACAGCTCTATGGCCAGAAGAGTGGTCCATAGAGAAACTCAGAGACACAGAAAAGGATTATGAATTAGCAGGAACTTCATATCTGTTCAATTGCTTATATCAGTCCGATCCAATGGTGTCTCCTGCTGGATTGGAATGGGATGCGAAGTTGTTTGATGGTATAGAATATGATGAAATCCCGGCTGGGACTAGGTTTATTAAAGAAGTCGTAGCCTTAGACCCCTCTAAAGGCAAGCACGCGCATAAGGGCGACTTCGCCGCTATGTGTCATCTGTTAATCGACTCTACCGGGTGCGTCTATATTGACGATTGTAGTCTAGTAAGGCTACCGGGACCGCAACTAGAAGACCGCTTTATATCTTGGATGGAGGCGCATAGGCACGATGGAGCAGCTATAGAGTCGGACTTAGATGGAGGATCAATGGCTGAGCAGATAGGCCGTAAGCTGATAGATAAAAACCGTCTCGATCTGCAACAAAAGATATGGTCTATGCCCTCTCAGGGTCAAGGAGATAAGTCAGAAAGGTTAAGAAGATATTTAAGCCGCCTTTTATGTAATCGTAAGTTAAAGATAAGAAGAACCGGTCATTATCGATTAATGTTGTCCCAATTCAGAAATTTCTCCCCACATGGTAAGGACCACGACGACGGCCCCGATAGCGTGGCAATTGGCGTACGATGTGCAATAGAATTATCACCTGTAGTCCTGTAGTTACCTAGTTTGTAAAATACACTAAGGATTTAACAGAAATTAAAATGGACTTGAAGGAATTGAAGAAAGAGTTGAAGGAGATCCGCAAATGAGCTGGTTTAGGAAGAAGCCGACCCAAAAGGAACTCCTCCAAAAGAAAATAGAGGATTATCGTGAGCAAGAGGAATTAGCTCGCTTGGTGGGGCAGGTTAATGCATTCCAAGCGCGGCAGACTCTACCGGGAGAGCCTATACAAGAGTCAGTAATGGGGATGCTCAACGATGGCGGCATCTTCACAGTTACCAACTTACTCCAACCCTATCGTGAGCTACTGGCTATTCCCGGAATGATAAGAGAGCGGATGGTTTACAAGTCCGCTGTGGTAAGAACTATTCAACAAGCTGATTTCATTCGATTTTGTTGTAAAGCCGTCTATGAAGAGTGCACGCATTTTCAAGCGGTCGTAAAGCATATCGAGGCTATGGTTATAGGGGCAGACGGACTTAACATTGAAATCGTCGCCAAGAAGAATAAGAAGGTATCCGACGCCAAGTTAGCTGAATTGAATGAAATTGTCAAAGAGCTCGACGAGGCTAATAGAATAACTATTCCTAAGATTGGAATGGCTGCTGAAGGCATTCGACGATATGAGATAATGGGTGAAGCGTTCGCGCAGATCATCGATGATCCTAGAGATATACCAGGAAAGAATAGAAGAATTACTCGTATCGTCTTTATGGAGCCGGATTTTATACGCCCCTCAGAGAGGAAAGCTGTCAACTTCGAAGATCCACAAGCAGCTGGTGGACCCACAAATGATCACATTGATTGGTCCTTTGGAATTAAGAATAAATCATTTGACTACACTCTCCCAGAAGCTTATCAGGTCGTTTGGCCAAACGGCGATGAGGAAGTTATTCCAGCGACCAAGATGGTCCATTTGAAGAATGTTGAATATGCCAACATTAAGCGTGGAGTATCAACGGCGTTTGCTATTTTAGAAGAGATGATAGGGGCTGTAGTCCTACGCTTTATCCTTAGAGAGGGAGCTAAGCTTCGAGCAGCCATTTCTGGGGTCGTCGAGCACGATCAGGCCAGCCCATATGATATGAGCCGTCTTGCTGATCATATGGGAGAACGACAGGGAACGACAACGGAGCAGAAGGCAGACCAGAATGGGAATACATATAATTTAACCAGAGTTAATGTAGATCCAGCAGGTATCCTTCATATTGGTAAATGCTCCAAATTCGTTGAGGGGCCGAAACTCCCTGACGGTCCCAGTATGAAGCTCATCTACGACCAGACCCTCAACGCCATCGCTTGCCATTATCAAGTTCCACCTAACGTGGTTAATGGAGAGCCAGCAGGAGCGGCATATGCGTCAGCCTTGGTAGAGGAGAACAGCCACACGAGGGCACGCGAGGAAGACCAGGGGACTCATTGCCGCTTTTGGAAAGAAATATTCGAAATAGTTCTACCTATAGAACTAGATCGCAGAGGAATTAACCGGGCTATTCTAGACAAGGTAGAAATCCAGATTACTGGTGCCTCTTTGGTCATCAGGAATAAGAAGGAAGAGGCGGAAACAGATACTATTCTTATGAATGCTAAGGTGAAGGCTAGAGAAACTGTTCAAGCTGAGCAAGGACTCGATCCTAAAGAAGAGGACGAGAAGATACAAACGGATGATATGGCTCCGGAAAATTTAGAAACGGATGAGACCGAGGGTGAGCCGGAAACGACCGGCGGCAAGCGCCAAAAAGAGGAGGGTTTATAATGCCCTTTGTAAGCGAGGCACAGAGACGATGGATGCACGCCAACCACCCTGAAATGGCTAAGCGCTGGGAAAAAGAGACTCCCGATAAGAAGCTTCCCGAAAAGAAGAAGGAAGAAGAGAAATGAAATTAGAATATATGCAGGAATATGCTGGCTCGCCGTCTAAGGTCCGTGTTGAGGGCCGTGTCCTAAAGAATGTGCTTTTGCTTGGCTCTAAGTCTCAAAACAGAAATAGGAAATATGGGCCATTAGTCCGCACTCAAACAGCTCCCTTATTCAAGGGACGATCGGTTTTCAACGGCCACACCGAGTGGGAGAAAGGCCAACGGTATTACCGCCGCCCTTATACTGACGTTTTTGGCACGGTTGTCGATGCCTGGAATGACGAAGACGGCATTCGCGGAGACGTGGCGTTAGCCCACCATCCTATATCCGAATCAGTCATAAAGAACATCAATGACGGCATTCCAATCGGAGGAATGTCCCCAGAGATGATAGGCAATTGCGTTCCAGGTGAAGACGGTGAAGAGGAATGCACCAATATTTCCGCCGTCCATTGCGTTGCCCTCGTCCCTTGCCCCGGAACAGGAATGCTTACAGAATCTGAGCAGAAGGACATTGAAGAAACGGTCGTTGATGAATCGACCGTCTTAGGCGATTTCGTCGAGGACGCAGAATATCACAAGCGTCGTCAGCTTATGTCCTCCATTGAAGCCATTTTGATGGAAGAGATAGAGGAAGAAGAGGGGACAGAGGAGGAAAAAGCTGAAAAAGCTGAAAAAGCTGAAAAGAAAAAATTCCTTAGAATTCATCAGATGTTAGGCGAGCATCTCAAAGTCTTTGCACCAATAGCCGAATCAGTCCTAAAGAGCATCAATGACGACAACGAGATGGGTAAGCAACTTGGCTTCTTTGGTAAAGAAACGGGTAAGGAAATCACAGAATCGGTCGAAGGCGAAAATACTGTGGATGAGGTAATTACCGAATCAGTGAAAACAGAAGATCCACCAGTAATCAGAACAGCACTTCCCCCAGATTTTGTGAAACCCGAAGGCCATCGACTCTCCGGAGAAGAAATTCGCCAACAAATTTGGGGTAAATGAACTTCTAGCATATAGGAAATAATAATGGCCATCTCAAACGTCCCTACTGGCGTAATGAACCTGGAAGACGGTCCGCTTGACGTTATCGTTTCGCCAACGATTGCCGGTTATCGTTATGAAGTTGGCGACGTTATCCTTATTTGCGGACCCGGTGGAACTGAGGGCGATGATCTTGACGCTTGTATTGCAGTTCAAGACATTTCTGGTGAAGTAGAAGCCACTCTGCAAGCAGATATATCCACCAACTTCCTGGGAATTTCATACGGATATATTTCAGAGTTGAACACCGTGGATGGCAACGAATTGCCCATCGCCACTAGGGGCCGCGTTAGGCTCAATTGTACCGACACGTCCGCTCTGCCATTGGGACAGCTGATGGCAGTCCGTTGTGAGCTGGTAGGTAGCGTCTATGTACCTACTGCTAGAACTGTCGAAGCGACGGCATTATCTACAAAAGCAATCGGTAGGCTCGTTCAACGAAAAGAAGCTGCCGACACAACTGTTCTGGTCGAATTCCGCAGCGTAGTCACAACCGGAGCCATTTCCTAAAGGATAATAATATGAAAGTCAAGGAACTTAAAAAGGCCATTGAATCTGGTCGTATGAATGATGCGTTCGGCATTCAAGAAACAGTTGGCGATGATGGTCTCGTCAAGTCATTTCATATTGATCCCCAGATCATTCCTGATCTGCAGCAAACGACTCCTCGAAAGTTTATGCGGGATTTGGGCCTCTACGAGAGCGAAATAGGAGCTCATTTGTGCGATCAATCTAATGTTGGCCGCACAATGATCCAAGAAACCGGTGGTGCGGTGACTGCCAGTTCAATGTCCCCCATCAACGCCTTCACAGCAATGACGGCGGGCCTGTTCGGGGCACAAGTGAAGGCGGAATGGCAATTACTACAGCCCATTTATTCCAAATTCTGCCACGAGACTACAGCCACAGTTATGGGCGGACATAAGATACCGCTTGCAGCTGCCGTGGTGAAGCCAGCCAATAAGCCGTTGGCCGAAGGTGAGAAAGCTCCTATGATTGGAGCGGCTCCTTTCTGGCTTTGGACTCAGAAAATGGAAGTCCGTCAGCATGGTATCCAGATGACTTTGGAATCGATGTTGGCTGACGTAAATGGCACAACGTCGGAGCTCCAAAACAACGCCAAGACTCTCGCCTATGAATTGCAATATCAGCAAAATAAGCGAGCGTTGCAGTTGAAGATGGGCCGCACCAACACTTATTGCGTCAATAACGATACCAATAATGAGCCGAACGCCAACACTTATCAGACTACTGTTGGCACCGGCATTATGAATTACGTCAATGCCGGTACTTCTGACTTGACCACATTGGACGTTTTGAACGCTGCTTACTACACTTTGGCAGCCAATAAGCATCCAATTAATCCCCATTGGCGTCTTGGTTTCGACAAGACTCTCCAATTATGGGTTCATCCCAAGAAGGTGATGAACGTGATGAAGCTGGTCCGCCAAATTCAGGCGATGACCTCATCTATTGCATTGTCAACAACTACCGAGATCAACATCAGCTCGAATCCACTCGTCTTGGCCGGTTATAACATCGAAGTGGAAGACTACACCTATTATGGTGAGGATGTTCTGACAGCCGCTGGAACCAATTATGACGGCAGCGCGATCGATGCGATGGAAACTTCTGATGCCGAGAAATGTTGGTTCTTCAACGTCAATCGCCAATTTATGCGGCACGAAATAATGCAAGCGTTGCAGACACGCAGCTTGCCGCTCACCGGCGACGACCTATTACATCGGATCGTCTTTAAGGCTGATGGCCTTTTGATCGATAATTTCGTGATGGAAGAGCCGCGATACTGCTACTTTGGGGCTTATCCATCAGAGGAATAAGCGTTTCCTAAAAAGCCAGCTAGATCTGAACGCTAGCTGGCTTTTTCCATATCTAGGCCACCTGTAGTTACCTAGTTTGTAAAATACATCATCTAGGCCAAACTTATTTTGGAGGACTTCTATATGGCTCGCAATGATCAAGCACAGGCAGCATTAGCTAAGTGTGAAGCCAATTTACTACAGGAATTGGAAAACCTAGCTACGGCTGATGCTGCTCTAGCAATTAAAGAAGCTGACTGGATCAGTAATCCTATAGTAGATCATTCCATATCAGGTCCAGAAGGTGTTGAAAGCTGGACATATAGTAATTATATAAATTATTGGAATAGTCGCCGCACTTCGGTTATGCAAACGATTGAAAAGCTAGAATTGCTAGCTGAAAGCTTAAATAGGCGAATTCAGGCTCAACAACCACCTTGGCAAACTGTCTATATGAAGGTCAAGATATGATTGCTGAGATATTAACTGGTTCTACTGGCGTCATCCTGAACGGAGCCACGGGCGTTCCGGGGGCTTCTGGTTATATAGGCGTCGATGGAGCCAGTGGAGCCACAGGACTCACGGGAGCCACAGGAGCGGGCCTTCCGGGGGCAACGGGAGCCACGGGGGCACAGGGCGAAATTGGTGCAACAGGCTCAACAGGACCGCAAGGAGAAATAGGAGCTACAGGCGTAATAGGTACAGATGGTGCAACCGGCTCAACAGGACCGCAAGGAGAAACAGGAGCTACTGGCTCAACTGGGGATCAGGGAGAAATCGGGGCTACTGGACCAGCCGGTATCAATGGAACAGATGGAGCTACAGGCTCGACAGGCCCTATCGGAGAAATTGGACTGACAGGAGCAACTGGCTCGCAAGGAGAAATAGGAGAAACAGGTGCAACAGGAGTAGGAGGAACAGATGGTGCAACAGGATCTACGGGACCTAGTGGAGAAGCTGGTGCGATCGGGGCTACCGGATCAACTGGACCTCAGGGATCTACAGGAGAC